AATAACAGACGCAACAAAACACGAGCTTAGTGTCAGAAAAGAGTCAGTATTCGCCCGTTTTCCCGCTTTTGACCCCCTAGGGAGTGCAAAAAAGCACGCCACCCCTCTCGAAACCGCGGGGCAGTTTTCTTTACACCCGCAGAAAATGCCTGAAAAAAGCAAATGTTAGAAGACTCTAACTTTTTTACCTAAAAATATCATGGAAGTACAAAAAGAAAAAGAAAACCCGCAGCCCCCGATTGAACTAAAGGGGAGGGCCTTGGAAATTTGGGGCGTAACAGTTGAAGAGCTACGCAAAAGCGGCGCTTTGTTTTCAACTGACTTAAACCTTTTGGCTAGTTATTGCAAAGAGCTTGCAAACTATGAACACGCTTGCGCTCAGATTGAAGAGTTCGGCGAAGTTATACAAGGCATACACGGCCCGACCTTAAGCCCTTGGCACACTATCAAGCACAAAAGCCTAAAAGCCGCCTGCGATATTGGCCGCTTATTTGGTGTAACACCTAACGCAAGGCAAGCCCTTAAACCTGAAAAGAAGGAGCCCATTAAAAAGCTGGGCGTTTTCTCGAATAAACCCAAAATTGCATAAATATGGCTAAGAAAATTAAACCCAAGAAAGTCGGCGAGTTTTATACAGACGCCCCGACAATTGAAACGCAGGGCCCTAACTATATTTTAGTTAAGGACGGTAAAAGCGTAGACGGCAAAGAATACCGTAATTTATACGTAGCCCAGCAGGCTCTTATTTACTGGGTGTCCAATAATACAAAAGCGCCAAAGTTCAATAAAATAGAAAAGGCCCAACTTGCCGACGACGAGCAAACAAATAGCGACTAATTACGCCGAGGAGGTCCTTTCTGGGCAAATAGTGGCGGGTGGCTTAGTAAAACAAGCCTGCGCCCGCTTTTTGTCTGACTTGGAGCGCTTTAGGTTTGAAGAGCCTTTAGCTGATCATGCTATTGACTTCATACAGAGCCTAACCCATACAACGGGCGAGCACGCGGGCAAGAAGTTTAAGCTTGAACCTTGGCAGGTTTTTATCGTTGCTAACCTTTTTGGCTTCTTAGGCGAAGATGGGGCCCGCCGCTTTTCTAGGGCCTATATTGAAGTTCCCCGCAAAAATGGTAAGTCTACATTTGCCAGCGCTATAATGCTCTACGGCTTGCTAGCTGACGGCGAAGAGGGGGCCCAGGTCTACTCAGCGGCTACTAAGCTAGACCAGGCCATGATGGTTTTTGGGGAAAGCGTAAGGGCGTGCAATGCTCAAGAGTGGCTAAAGGAGGAGCTGGTAATTCAGAACTCTATACACAATAGGCGAATAGTCTACGGCAACTCTATATTTAAGCCGCTGGAATGGAACCCAGGTAAGCAGGACGGCCTTAATACTCATTTTTGCGTAATTGACGAATACCACGCGCACCCTAACGACGAGCTCTATAACGTTATCTTTAACTCAATGGGAGCAAGGCGCCAGCCGCTTCTTTTTACAATTACTACCGCAGGCTTCAACCGACAAAGCCCTTGCTACCGCCATAGGCAATATTGCCAGCAGTTACTAGACGGGCAAATAACAGACGAGGCCCTTTTTACTGTTATTTACTCGCTTGACCCTGGCGACAACTGGACAGACCCGAAAACATGGGCAAAGGCCAACCCTAATTGGGGCGTAAGCGTTTACCCTAAGAAACTAGAGCAAGCGGTTAACGAAGCCAAGGAACTAACGCACAAAGAGGTAGAATTTAAGACTAAGCTTTTAAACGTTTGGACAGACACGGCCCAAACCTGGATAGCAGACGCCACCTGGGCAAATTGCGGCGAGCCTTTCGAATATTCAGAGCTGGAGGGCTTAGAGTGTTACGGAGGGCTTGACCTTGCAAGCGCTAGCGACTTCTGCGCCTTTTCTTTGTACTTCCCAGAAAGCGGGCACGTTATTACCCGCTATTACTTACCCGAGGAAGCAGTAAAGCGTAGAACCGACGCAGTAGGCGAAAGCGTGCGCTCCTGGGTACGTGAAGGGCTTATAATTGAAACAGAGGGCAACGTAACAGACTACGCTTTTATCAAGGCCGACATTATAGACCTAGCCGAGCGTTTCGACATTAAAGACATAGCTTTTGACCGCTTTAACTCTAGCCAGCTAATTATAGAGTTGCAAAATGAGGGGCTCACTATGTACCCCTTTGGCCAAGGCTTTGTATCTATGAGCGCCCCGACTAAGGAGCTAGAGCGCTTGGTTAAAACGCAAAACATAAAACACGGCAATAACCCAGTAACACGCTGGCAGATGAGTAACGTACTGCTTAAACGCGACCCTAGCGACAACGTTAAAATAGACAAGGCAAAGAGCGGCGACAAAGTAGACGGGCCCGTAAGTATAGTAATGGCTTTGGGTACTTATATGCAAGAGGCTGCTAAAAACGAGAATAACGAATTTTGGTTTATTAAACTTTAAACAATATTAAAAATGGCAAAACGAACAGACGCCTGGCTAACCTTTAAAGATGACTTTATAATTGAGTTTTACAAGGAGCTGCCCAAGTCTAAAACTTACGCAGAGGCTTACGAAAAAATCGAGGCCCGTTACATGGCTATCTTTAACCGCCGCCGTTTTAAAGATTACGGCGTCTTTAGATCAACCCTAAGCAGATGGCTAAAAGAGAACCGATAAGGCTACTTTGTTGCAAGCGTTTTAACCTACTTAAGTAATTTCGCCGTATGCAGTTTAGCCTTAAAAGGCTTTTTAGCCCTAGCCGCCTAGAAAAACGGAGCACGTTAAGCGCCCCCGCTGAGTGGCTTATAAACTCTTTGACAAACGTTTTCGGAGCCCAGACCTCTAGCGGTCAGGCAGTTAATACCCGCACAGCTTTAAGTATTGCTTCGGTCCATGCTTGTGTTAGGGTTATCTCTGACGGCTTGGCAACTCTTGATCTTAAGCTTTACGAAGAGACAGACAACGGCAAGCGAGTAGCTCGCGCTCACTACGCTAGCGCCTTGGTTAACGAGCCTAACCCTTATCAAACTAAATTCGACTTTTTAAAGTACCAGGTGGCCCAGCTTGCGCTTAGAGGTAACGCTTACGCTTTTATCAATCGCGACGTGCGTTTTATTGGCGTTGAGTTGCACCCAATTAGCGCCGAGTTCGTTAAGCCCGTTTTAAGCGACGGCCAGGTATTTTACAAGGTCAGCCTTCCAAATTTCCCTAACCTAGTGCCCGCCGTTGATATGCTGCACTTTAAGGGGCTTTGCTTTGATAACCCCCTAGAGGGTAAGAGCCCCGTCCAGATCCACGCTGAAACCTTGGGCGTTGACTTGGCCGCCATTCGTGCAAGCGGCGACGTTTATAAGAACGGAACCCTTAAGTTTTTGCTTAAGTCTGAGCACCAGATTAAACCTGAGCAAGCGCAAGGCTTAAAACTGAGCTTAGACGACGTTATTAACGGCTCTGCCCGCTCTACCGTTTTGCCCGCTGGCGTTGCTATGGAGAAGCTTAGTATGAGCCCAGAAGAGGCGCAGTTTTTAGAAGAGCGCCAATTTTCAGCTGAAGAGGTAGCCCGTATTTTTGGCGTGCCCGCTTCAATGATCGGGGCCAATAAAGACGGGGTTAAGTCTAGCGTGGAGCAGGAATACCAAGACTTTTATAGCCGTACCTTAATGGCTTACGCTATTAACATAGAGCAGGAGATGCGCCGCAAATTGCTAACCGAGTCAGATAAAGTTAACTATTACTTTAAGTTTAACTTTAACTCTTTGCTGCGCGCTACTGCTAACGACCGAGCAGACTTTTATAACAAGGGCATAAGAGGAGGCTGGTTAAGCCGTAACGAGGCCCGCCAGTTTGAGGACGCTAACGGCTTCGAGGGTGGCGAGTCTTATTTAATCGAGGCTAACCTTATGCCTTCTGAGCAGATTAACGCCTATATGCAGGCTAAGATTGACCAGCTCACAAGCGCCGCCTTTAAGAACAACAACCCCGACGGGAATAACAATAATACGCAAGCTTAAAATGGAAACGAATAAAGAACGCCGCAGCTTTGTAGGCACCGTAGAAGCCCGAAAGGTAGAAGGCCAAGAGATGCCCGCCGAAATTGTTGGCGTAGCGGCAGTAATTGACCAACGTACTGACTTGGGTTTCGCCGAGGAAGTTATAACCGCTGGAGCTTTTAACGAGGTGCTAGAGGATGACGTTAGAGTCTTGGGCAACCATGACCCTAACCTGGTGCTAGGCAGAACTGCAAGCGGCACGGCTAAGGTATTTATTACCGAAAATGGCGAGCTTGGTTACTCCTTTACTCCCGATTACGAGAACCCTACACACGTTACCTGGGTTCGCTCTATTATGCGCGGCGACATTACGCAGAGCTCTTTTGCTTTTACTGTTGAAAAGAACGGCAGCGAGTGGCGCACTTCTGACAAGTACGGGGTAAATGGTTTGCGCGTTATTAACAAAATAAGCAAGCTCTACGACGTTAGCCCAGTTACCTACCCAGCTTACGAAGGCACAGCAGTAAGCGCCCGCGATTGCTCAGGAGCTATCGAGGAACGCGAGTTGCTAGAGGCCGACAAGCACGAGGCTAGTGCTGACTTGCTTAAGTTGACCCTGGCCCGTTATAAGAACTACTAAAAAACTAAGAAACAAATAAACACTTAATACAATGAACAAAATTAAAGCATTGAAAGAAGAGCGCGGCCGCTTGATTGGCGAGTTGCAGACTCTGCAAAACAACATCGAAAAAGAAGCCCGTAGCATGAGCGACAGCGAGAGCGCCCGCTTGGACGAGATCGACGCCCGCCTTGATTCTATTAAGGTAGAAGTAGAGAAGCTCGAGAAGTTGCAAGCTCGCGCTGCTGAAGCTGCTAACTTGGCTGGAGCCTCTTCTTACTCTGAGCAGAAAGAAGTTAACAAAATGAGCGAGAAGTTTAGCTTTAAACGTGCTTTGCAAATGGCTGCCACTGGCCGCAAAGATGGCGTAGAAGCTGAATTGAGCGCTAAAGCTGCCGACGAGTTCCAGCGCAGCGGTGTTAGCGTTGCTGCTCACTCTGTTTTGATCCCTTCTGACGTTTTCAAGCGCGACATGACCGCAACGGGTGGAAGCCCCGCAGGTTCTGAGGGTGGCTACAACATCGCTACCGAAGTGGGTGGAATTATTGATGTGTTGTTGCCTAAGACCGTTCTTCGCGGTTTGGGTGTACAGCAGTTGAACGGCTTGGTAGGTAACTTGGACTTGCCCCAAGCTTCTACTTTGCCCTCTGGTGGGTGGAATACCGAAAACGGTACCGCTACCGAAAAGAGCCCCGCTTTCGGAAAGGTTTCTTTCTCCCCCAAGCGTTTGGCCGCTTACATTCAGGTTTCTAACCAGTTGATGCTTCAGAGCTCTAACAGCATTGACGCCTATGTGCGCAACTGGCTGTTGCAAGCTATGGCTCAATCTTTGGAAACTGCTGCTATTAAAGGCGGTGGATCTAACGAGCCTACTGGTATTATTGCTAACGGTTCTGTAAACGTTACTTACGCTGGTGGAGCTGCTTCTAACGCTACCAACGCTAACGGTGCTGCTGTTGTTTGGGCTGACGTTATCAACTTGATGAAAGCCGTAGAAAACGCTAACGGCGATGGTGTTGCTTACTTGACTAACCCCCTGGTAAAAGCTGCTTTGCAAACTACTCCCCGCCAGTCTTCAGGCGTAGAGGGTAACTTTATTATGCCTTCAGGCGCTAACGAGTTGAACGGCTACCAGGCTGCCTTTACTACTTTGTGCCCCTCTAACTTGTCTAAAGGTTCTGCCTCTGACTTGAGCGCTATGATTTTTGGAGACTTCTCTAAAATGGCTATTGCCAGCTGGGGCGGAATGGAATTAGTCGTAGATCCTTTTAGTGGTGCTACTGCTGGCTTGACTAATGTAATTCTTAACTCTTACATGGACGTTAACTTGCTCCAGCCTACTGCCTTCGCAGTATGTAAGGACATCGACGCCTAATTAAGTCTAACAAGCCGCTAGGGGCTTAAACCTAGAGCCTGGGGGTGGTTAACTCTCGCCCCCAGGAGCCACTTAAGAAATGAAAGTTAAATTTTTGATTAACGCAAGCGGTAAGTTTAACCTGAGCTACGGCCCTGGAGACGTTGCCGAACTTGACGCCAAGCAGGCCGAGCTTTTGATTGAGGCAGGAGCTTGCGAGGTTGTAGCTGAGGAAGTAGCAGAGAAGGTGGAAAAGACAGAAAAACCCAAAACGATTAAGAAAAAATAAGATGCTAACGGGTAAGCGTATTATAAGCCAGGCTAACGCCGCAACAGATTACTTAACCTTATCAGAGGCTAAGTCTCACTTGCGCGTAACAAGCTCAAGCGACGACAGCTATATTACTGGGCTTATCGGCATGGCTTTTGACGCTTGCGGGCAGTATCTAGGTTACAACGTAATTAAGTCAACAGTTCGTTACGGCTTTGATGGCTTTGTAGGCCTTCCTAGCTTAATAAACCCCGTTAACGGCCTCCAAACGCCTAGCGGTAACTATTTACGCATACCTAGCCGAGTTCTGAGCTTAGAACATGTTTATTACATTAACGAGTCCAACGCTCTTACCGAGTTCGACGCTGCCGACTGGATCAGCGCCCCCGACCCTTTGGGAAACTACGGCCGCGATATTTTCTTTAACTCTGCGCCTAGCTCTTTAACCGACGACCGCACTAAATACTTAGTAGAGTGCGTCGAGGGTTTCGAGCTGACTAGCGCCACAACTGACTTAGGGAATAAGTTGCCCTTGAGCGTTAAACACGCTGCGCTTTTGCTAGTAGGCCAGTATTATGACAACCGCTCGAGCGTTACCTCAAGCTCTGGAATGAAGCCCTTAGACTTTGGCCTAAAATATATGTTAGACCCTTACCGCTTGGAGGTATTTGTATAATGGACAGCGGGCGCTTTGACGAGCTTATAAGCATAGAGAGCTATACCGAAAGCGTAAGCTCTAACACGGGCGAGCGGGTCCAGTCTTGGGCTGAGTTTGCGCAAGTATGGGCTCAGGTTAAAGAGAGCGACTTCGGCCAGGAGCCAGTTAACGCAGATCGCAGAGAGCATAAGACTAAGGTAAATTTTATCATTCGCTACGTGAGCGGCCTTAATACTAAAATGCGCATAAGCTGGGGCGGCAATTATTACAACATTCTAAACATAGCAGAAAAGGAGCGGCGTATGTACGCTAACTTGCAGACTGAATTAACGAGCTAATGGTTACGGGTGTCAATAAGGTAGTAAACAAATTTAAGGAGCTTGTAAAAACGCAAGACTCTAAAGTTTACGACGCAATTAAAAAAGCGTCGCAGCCTATTATTACAGACGCCCAAAGTCAGATAAATAGCCGCACGGGCAACCTACGGGCCTCTATTGGTTTTATTGAGCGCTCTAAACGTTACAAGAAAGCCGCTATAATTGGCCCACGTACTTACGGCAACTGGCGAGGCTTCCACGCTTATCTTATAGCTAAGGGCTGGGAACGTAAAAGAGTAGACGGCGGCCTTACCGTTGTACCAGGTAACGACTTTATGGGTAAAGCTTTTAACAAAAACCAAAGCGCAGTAAAACAAAACTTAGAGAAAGAGCTAAGTAACTTAATTAAGCAACAAATTAAAAAGTAAATAAAATGGCAACTTCAGGACTTGTAAACGGTACCCTTATTGCGATCTACAAAGACGTAGCGGGAACCTTGACGAAAATTGCAAACGCAACTTCTAATGACTTCGACATTACTAAGGACATGATCGACGTAACCAACAAAGATAGCGGCGGCTATAAAGAGTTTTTGGCTGGCGAGGCTGGCTGGACTTTGAGCTGCGAGGGTATCTTTGAAGAAGACGGCGGTGTAACTGGTATTAGCTGGAAAGACATTATTACCGACTTGGTAGCTGGTACTAGTGTTACCGTAGCTATGACTTCTCAAGTAAGCGGCGACATTAAACTGAGCGGCAGCGCCTTCTTTTCTAACTTGACCATGAGCGCTCCCAACAACGACGCTACCACCTTCTCAGCCTCTTTGCAGGGAACTGGTGCTTTGACTGTTGGAACTGTATAACAATTAGCGCCTTTTTGCGTATAATTGCACCATGCAAGAGATACAAATAGGTGATAAAAAGCACCCTCTTTTCTTTAACATGGTGGCAATAGAGCGCGTAATGCAAGGCGCTGACGTTCAAGACTTCGACCAACTCGCGCAGAGCGGGCAGGGATTAGCTAAAACACTAAGCTTTGCCCGCCTTTGTGCTTTTTACGGAATCCAGGCAGGTTATAAAAAGATCGGCGAAAAGTGCCCGTATAAGGACGCTGAAGAGTTAGCCGAGGACGTTACCGCCTTGAGTGAAGTTAGCCCAGCTCTTAACGCCTTTACTGAGGCTGTAAGCAAGTTCTTTGCAGTAGATGCAGAGCAAGCCGTAGAGGGCTCAGAGGGAAACTAGAAAGCGGCAAGCGGCAGCCGCTAACTTTTGATAAGCTTAAGGCTATTGCTTATGGCGAAATGCTACTAAGTGAGGCCGAGTTTGAAGAGATAACGCCGCGTTACTTTATGCTGCGCTTAAAAGGGCTCAGAAATGCCCAGCAACAGCAGTACCGAAATGAGTGGGAGCGCACTAGATGGCTCGCTTTGTTTGTCGTTATGCCTTACTCTAAGCGCAAGATGCAACCTAAAGACCTTATAACTTTTCCTTGGGAGCGTAAAATTGCGGCAAGTGTTAAGCAAGTAATAGAGGCGAATAAGGCTATATTTGACAAGCTAACCCCCGACAAATGAGAGCCGCTAAAGTAATTTATAATATACTCGCCAATAGTGCGGGCGTTAGCGCTTTAGTTTCAAACCGAATAAGCCCAGTATTATTACCTCAAGGCTCGGCCTTCCCTGCTGTTGTTTATTCGGAAGTAAACATAAACGCAACGCCAACGAAGGACAGTAATAGCCGCCTAGATTTTACACGGGTGCAAATTGACTGCCTTGCTACAACCTACGAAGGCGCTAGCACTTTAGCCGATGCCGTGCGCTCTGCTCTTAATGTAGTTACCCCAGGTACTTACAACGGGGTAAACGTGTTTTATATCGAGTTTGATAATGAGCAAGAGTTTAGCGATAACGCCGCAGACTTTGACGGCATTTTTCAAGTGTCTCAGGACTATATAATTAGCTACTCGGTATAATGGCAGGCAATTTAGATTTAAACGTAGTTATCTCGGCAAGCTTTGAGAAGCTCAAGAAAGGCATGGCCGATGCCGTTAACGTTGTTAAAGGTGGCTCTAAGAAAATGGAGCAGGCCGCCGAGGGATCTAAGCAGGCACTAGAGAAGGCGTTAGGGGGCGAGAATTTAAGAGTAAAGCGCCGCGAGCTCACGCAGACTATTAACGAGCAGCGTAGTATTTTAACCTCTTTTAAGCAGGACTTAATCAACCTAGAGAATAAGTTAGCCCAAACGAGCAAGGGCGACCTTATGCGGCAGAAAGCGCTTAAGAACGCTATTGCTAGCTTGAAGGTAGAGATTAAGGACCAAGAGCAAGCGGTAAGACAATTAACCGAGGCAAGAACAGAGGCCAATTTTAGCCTAGAGGAAGGCAGCCGAAAAGCGGAACAAAACACGCAAGCCATGGAAGCTATTAGCCGCGCGGTTAACGCTGCCTCTATGGCTACACTTTTACTAGCTGGGGATAACAAAGGCCTGAGCAAAGTAATGCGCGGCGTACAGGTTACTATGGCTCTAGCCTCTGCTGCCGTCGCCGTTTATAACTTAACTCAACGTCAAAACGAGGTATTTACCTTAGCCTCTTCTAAAGCTCAGGCTATTTACGCCGCAGCCGTTGGAACCTCTACGGGCGCAATGAAGGCCTTTAGAATTGCTTTACTTGCCTCTGGTGTAGGTTTAGCTATTGGCTTAGTGGCTGCCCTTGCTAGTCATTTTATAGACTTAGCAGATAGCGCAGACCAAGCTGCAGGGGCTACCGAGCGCTGGGATCAAAGCCTAAGGGATTCAGTAGTAAGCCAAGAAGCAGAAAAGCGTTTGGCCGCAATGGAAGCAGAAGGTAAGTCTCAGCGTGAGATTATGCTTCAAAAAATTGAGGACGCTAAAGAAACCGAGAAGCTTTATAGACAAGATGCGGCAAGACTTACGCAAGGAACTAAGGAGTATTTAGAGGCTCAGAAAAAGATAAGCGAAGCTGAAACTAACGTAAGCGTATTAAAAAGCAAGCTAACACAGCTAGACAACGAAGAGAACGCCAAGAACATAGCTGACAAACTAAAGCGTTATAAAGATTACGTTAAAGAAGTTGCAAATTTACAGCGCTCAATGTACGAGGAGCTTGCTAAGTTGCAGATAGGGTACACAGAATGGGCCAATAAGTACTTCGAACGCAAGGCGCCACCAGAAATAACCATTTCAACCTTTGCCCCTGCTTCTGTAACAGAGCCAGGAGTAAAAGCCCCAGACGTTTTACCAGGCGTTGGCTCCTTTATGGACATGGCCACGCAGAACCAAGAGGCTGCAAACTTGGATCTAGACGCTATCGAGCAGTTTAGAAAAAATACTTACCAGTATGGGCTTATCTTGGGGATGCGAGTAAAGCAAACCGAGAGCTTCGCTGATAAAATGACGATAGCCGCCGAACAAGCCACTCAAGCATTAAACTCAATGGCTGCCGATATGGCTAGCGCTTTTGGAACAATGATGGGCGAAACAATAGCAGGCAAGGCCGACGCGTTTACTACATTTATGGCAGCCTTTGCTAACTCAATGGCTAACTTCTTAAGCACGTTCGGTAAGGCCCTTATCGCTCAAGCTATCGCTATCGACGCGTTTAAAGAAAGTTTAAAGAGCTTAAACCCTGCAATAGCCTTAGCCGCAGGTATTGGACTTTTAGCCGCTTCTGCGCTTGTTAAGTCTACTATGGCAAAGGGCGAGAACGTTACAGCCTTTGCAGACGGAGGTATAGTAAGCGGCCCGACTTTGGGCTTAATGGGCGAATACCCAGGCGCTAGAACAAACCCCGAGGTAATTGCCCCGCTTGATAAATTGCAGTCAATGATTAACACAGGGCAAGGCGGCAACTTTGTAGCACAAACTAAATTCGACGGCCGCGACTTGTGGCTAGCAGTTAACCGTTACGAAAAAGACAAAGCTAGGGGTTAATTTCGCACTATGGCCGTTTTATATTATACCCGTTTTCAGAGCATAGCCTTAAATAATTACGAGGTAGAGCTTTGGAGCGACGCAACGGGCACGAGCCCCTTACAAGCGTTTAACGCATATAAGCAGCGGGTAATAGCTGACGGCGGCTATATCGAGGACGAAGAGGGGCTTTTAACTTCTTTAAGACTATTAAGCGGCACAGAGGAACTAACGGCAGCAACGCCAGGCTTTACAATAGAGCGCCAGGGCGAAAGCGATACCTTTTTTGACAACCCTATAAGGGCTAGCCGTTGTAGCGCCTTTTTTGTAGTAGAAAATAATACAGACCTAAGCGCCTTTGAAGGCATAGCCACAGACCCAGAGGGTACCTACGTTATAAAGGTTTATAAAAATACGGCTCTTTATTTTGTTGGACGAGTTCTAGCCGACCAGATGCGCTTTGAACGTGGAGCGGTTGAGGGTAAGCTTGTTATCGAAGTGGCGGCAGTTGACGCCCTTAATCTTATCGAGGGCTTTTACGTGAATCCCGCCTGGTTTACAGACGACCACTCTAGCGCATTAGACGTACTTACAAACTGCTTAGAGCTTAGCGGCTTGGCTGACTATTTTAGCTCGACAGATAACTACATATTTGACGGCCTAGAGCAATACGAGACGGCTACTCAGAGCGTAAGCAGCCAAAAGCTTGCCACGTTTTGGCTTAACCAGCTTGCCTTTGTAGATAACTTAGACGTATTCGGCGGCTTTGAGCTTTCCTGGGTTAACGCCAAGCAAGCTCTAGAGATTATACTAAACGGCTTCGGGGCTAGAATACACCACACAGACGGAGCCTTTTACATTACTCAGGCTCCTAGCTACTTAAGCTCTACGCTTGTTTTTCACAAGTACACAAAAGGGCAAACGTATAACGGCACTAGCACTATAAGCCACGCAGTTAGTTTAGGAGCTGACGAGCGCCCGCAATGGGCCGCCAAGCCTTCGCTTTATTACCAGCCCCCCTTTAGACTTGCAGAGAATAATTACATTAAAGCAAACGGGGCGTATATTAAAAAGGCCAACTTCACAGATCCCCCACTTTCTTTAGAGTTTGACCGCCCGCCTCAAGATTATAACTTTAGGGTTCAGATTAACGTTGAAAGCGTAAAGCCACCCGCTAGAAGCTACCACCGTTTAGCCTATAAAGTTTACGGCCTTTCTGCTGCAAACCCGAGCCTCTACTACGTTTATAGCGGTTATAACTGGAACAGCCAGAGTACAGTACCCCAATATCTTTACACGGCTTATAAAGAGCAAGGTATAGCTACTTTTGGGGTGCCTACTAGTTTAACCTTAGATTTTATCGGCCCAATAGCAACGGGCCCAGCTGGCGCTATTACTAGCTTTGTAGTAGAAATAGCAGTGCAGGCTATTACTCCCGTCTGGGTACGAGATCCAGTAAGCGGCGGCTGGTGGCAAAGCAGCTCCTTAACCTATCTTAATAACGTTGGCTCTATTGCTGCGGCTTATGCTTATAATACTTACACGCCAGGAACTCCCGACGAGTTTAAAAAAGAGCTTGTAACCAAGGCCACTAACAGCTTAGGCGGTAATAGCATAGTTAAAGAGTTAAGCCAGATATTTTACGACGGCGCTACTAGCTACGAAGCTGGTACTATATTCGTCGGCTCTTCTTTTGCTTCTGCCGTTGCTCCTACAAGCTGGGGCGTAGGTTGGGAGGCTGGCTACTCTGAAACTTTTCAGCAGACTTACGTCGATCAAGTTATAGCTATCTATTCAAAGTTTAAGAACGTAATAAGAGGCACTTGGCACGACGCAGGCAGTTTAAACGCAATTAAGAGCCTTTACTTTGACTCTAAGGCGTGGCTTTTGAACGGCTCAACTTTTAGCGCCCAGTATGAAACCTGGGAGGGCGAATGGCTAAGTTTAGAGGTAGATTACGCCGAGGTAGTGCAAACTGGCGACGAGGACGACATAAGGCCCAGCGAGCGCGTTTATTTTGAGGATCAAGTCGAATACTTGCGGGCTCGGATTGGTAACGTGGAGCAAATTACGGGAAACTTGCCAGGCCAATTACTTGAGGACTTTATAGAGGTTAGCGAAGGCGCACCTACGAGCGACCCAGGCAGCGACGGCACTTATACGCTGGCAATGGCTTACGACGCAGCTAACACTAATTTTAGCTGGCAAATGCGCCAACTTGGAAAGAGTTTAAACGTAACGAGCGATATTACAACCTTTCCCACTGAGTACGAGATTTTTGTCTGCGATACTTCGGCCGCCTCGATTACAATAGACTTGCCAGCTCCCCCAAGCGTTACCCCTGGCTTGCGCTTTGGCTTTGTTAAGACTAACTCAAACCATAGCGTAATATTAGACGCTGGCGCAGGCTATCAGATTAACGACACGCAGCTTTTAAGCTGGTCTAGCAAGTGGGAGACCTACTGGGTGCAGTCTGACGGGGTGCAGTGGTACATTGTGGCCTCAAATAAGTAAATAAGCAAATTGTTGCGAGCGTTTCGCCTTAGTGCTTTTATTTTTGGAGTATGGCACAAGCAAGCGCAGACATTCTAGCAGGTTCTCAGGGTTTTAAATACCACGCAGCCGCTACCGTTACTAGTGTATCTTATGACGCGGTAGTGTGTCAAGAGGACACCGTTTTTACTTCTTTTACCGTTACCCCAGATTATCAAACTGGCTCTAACGTTCTGAGCGCCCGCGGTATGAGCGGCGTAACTTTTCAGCAAGGTACTTACCTACCCGCTGGTAAAGGTCAGAAAATTACGGGCTTTGTTATTAGCTCTGGCTCTGTTAT